GACACAGCTGTTATAGCTGTTGGTAAACCAGAACCATGAGCAACAAATGAAATTGCTGTAGATGGAACAGGATAAAACCCAATATTACTGTAACCAGCTTCATACCAATAAGTAGGCTCACCAGCAGTCGCGGTGTAACCTAAATCGTAAGAACGTAATTCATTTTCTCCACAGTGAGTAATAGTTGTAGATCCACCGTTAATTCGTACAGTTAATGGGAATGCCATTGCGGAACTACTGAAATCATATGTTCGGCCAGTATGCGACGCGACTGTAAGAATAGTAGGTAAATACACACACGTGCGACACATGTCAATTGCAGCATCGTTTAGATACTGCAATATCACATCATTACTAGAAGTTGTGACGCCACCTACGCCATCTGGCAATTCTGCAACAACAGAATCAAAAGGTTCGTTGAGTAACCTCAGTGTTTCATTTTTTAGATCAACAAATCCCTTTGCCATTAACGCGTTCTCCTAGCATATGTGCTTGCATAATTATCAACCATTGCAAGGCGTTGGAGGTATTCCGGCTTAAAAATTTGCATTGCGGTAGCATCTGCCATTTGCATCCCGCGAGCTTGTAACACAGCATAAACCAAACAATCGTGTGCAACTTCAGGTAAAGGGCACTCTGTCGCATCTGTGTTTGGTAGTGCGTTACCAGCAGAGTCGTAGGCCCAGTTGTCACCGGGTTGTGCGTAACCTTCAATTAGAAGACCGTTTGTCACTGTAGCGCTTACAGCTGGATACACACTAATATTATTCATTCCACGCAACACTACAATTTCGGGGCGTGTGTCACTCGATAGATTTCTCCAAGCATCAATATACTGATTACTGAAATCAAAAATCCGTGTAGGCTTATAGTCGTTAAGTGTGTCTAAAACTTTAATTACTTTAATGCGATAAATATCTGGGGCACAATAGTCATTTACGTCTACTGTTAGATCTAAATACCGACGACCAACCAGACAATCCGTTTGACGAGCTATCTGGTTGGCCTGTTCTAGAATAAGATAGTCTAGGCCAAATGGATCACGATCTGCATCAGTGCCAAAGTAGTTTCTACCAAGCATCCTTACATTACGTTTAATTTGACCTAGATTCATACCTAGAGTACTCCCTCACGTCCATTCTGGATGTGCATACGTGAAATGTTGAGTACAGCACCGGCACGGATTGCGGAAAACACAATACGTAACCGAAGGAACTTTGCATACGACTGTAATGGAAGTACAACCATTTCGTCTCCTGCAGCAGCAGCTACTGTATGCACTACTTGCGAAAGAAGTGTTCCTGTTGCTGGTGTAAAACCAGAGGTGTCTGACCCATGCAATTCAATTGTAATTGTGTCAGCAGCTGTTAAACCTGTATAGTTGCCAGCAAACTGCACGTACAGTGGATTAAGGATCTGACCGCGAACGTAATCTGCAGCAGTTACAGAGCCATCTGCATTTGCGTCAAGTACCGCTCCGTTAACTCCATTAATTACAAGTCCGCCATAATCAAGTTGGGCAGATGATGCAATTCCAGCAGTAGTAACGTTTGTGAAGTTCATCACAACGGTTCCGTTAGATGATGCCGTTGGAATATTCATTTGGTTTGCACCACCAGCAGCAACTGGGTATGCAAATGTCATTTTTGCGTCTCTCATATCAATCCTCCTTAGTTAGTTGCCAACCGTAAACGTCCGATTGAACGAGTGTTCGGCATCCAGAGACCCATACCCCAGTCGAACAGAACATTGTGCATGATTCCGTTTTCCTTGGATTTGCCTAAGTACTCAGGTTTAAATGGACCAGACTGCCAACCTTGCACATAGCCGGTGCCATAGCGTACAGCGTAGACATCAGCAAAGTTTGAAGGAGCAGTAATGACAGGAGTTGTTCCATCCAACTTACGTCCAACGGTACGAATCTTAGCACCCTTGTATGTATCAACCGAGCGGTCGAATGCATCAACGTCTGTGTTAAAACCAGTACCAGATCCAAGCTGTCGAATAACAAACTCAAATCGTCGCTTGGTATCTTCATTCATATACAAAACAACGCCAGTGCCATCTGGGGCATTAAGGTTGTCAAATAATTCCTGAAGCGCAGATACAGTTCCGTTAGCTTCAAGAGCGTTATAAGAACTAGTCGTGTCAAGAGAAGCAACGGTAGATGCTGGAGCAACAAGACAGTCTGTTGGAATGTCGTAATCAGCACGGTGCTCAAGACGATACTTTAAGCCTGGGAAACAGTCTGGGCTATTTCCAGCTGCAATAGAAGTTGGGTCGTTATTAATGAACTTGTCATTAAAATCGTACGCAAAACCTTCCATAAAAATCTTGATCTGTGCTTCCACTGGATCAATGATGTTATTTGGCTGATCAAGTAAGCGAGAGTCAACAGTAATCTTATTGCGAATAAGATACATCTGCTCTTCGTAAGACTTTGGCTTACCCTTAATCGCGTTTGGCTCACCGTTAATAGATGACCAAGTTGGCGTCGGGATTGTGCCAGCTTCGTTTGTGTAACGTACACCAATCTGCCGTAAGGAAGGTGATGTGTAAAAAGGGATGTCCTTGATAGCGTTCCATGTCTGGTGCAGGGACATGGTGATTTCTTTTACAAGAGGATCATTTGAAAGGACAGCTTGATCTGCGAGTGTAAGTGCACCGTTGAAATCGATGGCCATAATTTACTCCTAACGCCCAATACCAAGTAGTCGAGTTATTCCTGATAACGCGTTTCTCTGTGGTTGCTGAGGTTGTACTAAAGGTTGAGCTGATGCGCTCGTATCAATTGGTGTCGGCGCTGAACGACGTTCAGTGACCATGTCTAACAGCTCTGGTACAAGTGATTCAACTAACCCTTGAACCTGATTATGAACAGCTCTAGCTGCTTCAGATGGGCTAATACCAGAACTAATTAGTTGTTCAACAACATCTTCAGCTCGACGAGCATATGGAAATTGATCATATGCCTCTACGCGTTGCTGTGAAATCATATAGTTATTCATCTGTGATACGACTTGGTCGTACCTAAATTTATTAACTTCTGCTTCGGCGTAGGCATTTGCAGCTTCAGGGTCAAAATATTCTGTGTTGACTTTATTCTGCCAACGATCACGAATGCCCTGTTCCTGCTTAGCAATTTCCTGCTGCTGTAATGCTTTTTGGACATCAGCTGCAGATTTGAAACCGCTACTTTCAAACTGAGTAATAACATCGCGCCATTTATCTAATGCTTCTTGTTGTTGACGTAAAGCTTTAGCTTCCTCGTTAACTTCACGAAACCGATCATATGGAACGCTTGCTGGCTTTTCCGGAGCTACCGTATCCAGCAACCTCTGTCTTACCCTTGACTCTACATCAGCTTGTTGATAAACATCTGCAGAATCGTCGTCGTGTGCATCTGATTGGAAAACAGGTTCATTATTTAACGCCTCGAACCCATCATTGTCAGGGACGGCGCTTTCCCTAACAAAATCCATCAATGCCCCACCCACATTGCCCGGTGCCGCTGCTGGCGAATCAGCGGTTCGTGTCACCATCTCTTCGGACATTTACATCATACCTTCTTGTTCTGAATTATTGCCAGCTTCTTCATCTGGCTGCATGGTTTGCATTAACTTCTGCTTACCAAGATCTGTTATGGCACCATCCTCATTTGCTGCTGCCATAATTCCTGCCTTAGCCGACTCAAGAGCAATATCAGCTTCTAATTGAGCCTGTATTTCGGCAGTACGTTTTTGCACTTCAATCTGAGCCTTTATTTGCTCTTCTTCAGGATTAAACATCTTGCCTGAATTTTGTTGTGCAGCTTGCTGTTGCATCATTTCCATCTGTTGCATTTGCATCTGCTGTTGCTTCTGTGCTTGTCCATCTAAGTGTTGATAAATGCGTGAAGCATTAGGCATGTTAGTTAATTCAACAAACAACCTATTAGTATCAGGATCCATCGGATCACCAAATACACCCATTTGTCTAAGGGCTGCCATCTTTTGCAATCGTTGATCTGGACCATCTTCCATAGATGAGCCGGGAACGTAAACTATTCTAAATTGCCCACCAGATTTTAATGCGTCAAATCGCATCACACCTTGTGCAATTTGATCTTGCGGAAGCATCTTCCCTTGAATATTTCCAATGAATGGAACAATCCCAAACTGCTCAACAAGTGAGACTTCCCAT